CGCACGATTGTCCAAAATGTTTTTTCTGGGGAAAAAGGGGTATGAGGGGAAACAAAAAAGTCCGGAAAACCGGACTTTTAAACTATATGTCTTCAGGATAAAATGCCTGCGTTATGAATTCGTATTCCCGGGGGAGCGACCGCACGCCCACAATAACACACAAGCCTCTGGCAGCCATTTCATAGAGCCTCTGGTTGGTCACAGGGGAGTTCCTGAAGTTATACTGGGCGCACATCACGAAATAAGCCGTGGACAGGTCACAAGAATAAAGATCCTCCTGTATCAGCTTGGCCGCATCACTAGGTATCAGGGCAAAGCCCAGCCTGACCGCAAGCCTTGAAATCATCTGTCTGCGTGTCCGGACATCAGGACATACCGCCACAAAAATTTTATTCTCTTTTTTCAGCATATTGCTTCCTTTTTATTTGCATATCTCACTAAAAATCACTAACTTTACAATGATATAAATTGGGATATATCATACATTTCTATCCGAGTAGAAATGCCTGTAAGGGACCGCAGGCCGCCAGGCCGGACAACGCCGGATCTCACTCCTGTCATCAGAAAACTCCAGCAATGTGTCATTAATGCTCTTGTGGAACAGCTCCTCTATGATACACATTTCGGCCACATCCATGAACAGTTCCAAAGAGCGGGCTGTGCAGTGCTCGGATACAATGATGGATCCTCCCTCGGGAATCCGGAGCAATAACTCCGTCACCCGGTCATAAAACCTTTTGAAACGACCCGGATCACGCCCGGCCAGAGGCATTACCTTTTCCAATATTTCCTGATAACTTCGTGCCATGTCAGTAGTCCAGTCTCAAATTTCCCGGAAGATCAGGATCCAAGGGATCTTCTCCCGGTTGTATGATCTCCTTGCCGGTACCGACCGTGAAATACTCCACTCCGCCGGACTTGTCATCCACGACAGGACGTCCGTCCTTATCGACCTGATAGGGGAGTCCGGTCTTGCTGTCATATTTCTGGGGGTTAAACACAAAACCTTTCCATTTGCAATACATGACGAATTTTTTCTTGAATGAGGCAGGGGTATTATATTTCCGCTGGGCCGGATCATACAAGCACAAGGCGTCGAACAGCTCCTTCTTCACCAGGCGGCAACCGATATGCTCCGGTGCAGAGAAATACTCGTCAGCCCAGGAAATGAAGGTTTCCCCGATCTCCTGCCGCAGTTTGCGCTCCTCAAGCCGTTCTCCAGGAGCTTGGACCACACCGAACGTCAGATACAGTTGGATACAGTTGGCCAGCAGGTTCCAGCACAGGTTCCACTGGTCAAAATCCCACTCGGTAAAGAACAACGCTCCGAAATCGTCAACCGGTTTGTGGCTTTCATTATAAAAATCGGAAAAGGCCAACAGCCACTGGCGATCCGTGAAAGAGGAGCCGGTTCCGCGGATGGCATGGTTCGTGGCAATATAGATTTTGGGAGACTGCGAGAACGACAGCGTGATACGCCGCCCTCCCTTATAGTTAACACTCCAATCCCCGGTAATGTTTGGAAACAGAAACTCGAAGTTGAAGTTCTGAAGCACATCATCAATAAACACCAGCTTGGTTTTCTCCATCACGTCATTCCATACAAACTGGTCTTTGAAGATGTCGGAGTTCTTTCCGGGAATATAGGCTATAGGCATGACGTTCCTCATGAGTTCCCCTATAAGGGACTTTCCGGAACGCCCGTTTGACTCGCCGACCTCCGACTGCTTTCCATCCATACCGATCACCGCACGCGCCACATTGGAATCCTTCGCTTCCATCAGCATGTACCCGATGGCGCACAGTTTGGAAAGCAGATGGATATGGTTCTCGTTCTCCTCCTCGGGAGTCACCTCGCCGCTTTTCTTCCTCCATGTGAAATTGCTGGCATTGATCAGGAATTGCAGATAATGGCAGCGGTGTCCGTCTTCGGTCAGCTCATAGGAATACGTATCAGCGTCCTTCCTGAAGGTGACAAGCTGTTTTCCCAGATATTTGGCCGGATAGTCACGTCTCTGCTCCTCCCAGATATGATGTGAGATATTTTCATAGCCCATTTCCTTTACGCTGTCACGGGTGACCAGCCAGCACGATTTATCGAAATAGAAATACTGGCCGTCCCGGGAAGGCTTAATGAAATCGGGCTGTATGTACTCCAGCAGTGATAGCTTGTCCGGTCCCACATACTGCGACACCCCCTTGATCAGCATCTCGTTCACTCCCACGCAGCAATTATGCTTGGCGAACTGGAACAGGTAGTCCCGGACGTCGCTCGCCTCCAAGGACCTAACCAAGGGAGGTTCCAGATGGATGAACAAGAAACTCTTGTCCTGCCTTCTCAGGCGCCCAAAACCACGGTTCTGTAAAAAGTTCTGGGAATTCACGTAACAAAACTCATAATCCGATCTTTCGTTATCTTTCCCCTCATTCCTCTTGACCACACGCCAGAACTGCTCGTCCGCGTCAAAGGGCTGAGCCGATACGACCTTGCCATCCTCATCGAATTTCCAGCGGTAACGGTTGAAAAGGAATTCCGGAAGATTCTTCAGCAGATCCTTGTGGCGCTCTGCAAACGCCTCATGGGAGTGAAGACACCAAAGCTCCATCAGCCTGTGGTCAGTGAAACCGGTAATTTTAAACATCTCTACATACTGGCCGGAACCCTTCTTATCATTACAGGCATAATCAAAATCCGCGGCCAGCTCGTCCTCTTTTCCCAAAAGAGTATTGGCCAGCAGGTCATCAAGCCCCTTGTCCCCTGCATCATTTTTGCGGATATGCCCTACAAATATCTCCAGATAGATGTCACGGTTCTTCAGACTACGCATATACTCCTTGAAATTCCTGGCAGCGGAATAAAAGTTCCTGGGACGTTTCTCAACCGGATCGTTTATCTTGATATTACTTGAGATATCATCCCAGTCCGAATCAAAAACAAATGCCACCTCCCTGACCTGGCAACCGGTGACAATCCTGACGAAATCCTCCGGTAGCGAGCCATTATTTCCCAGATTCTGTATCCCTGACACGGCAATGGACGGGATGCCATGCTTGCACGCCTTCTCCGCTTTCTTTTCGCCCTCCTGGATATACAGGCGGTCTATCCTCGTACCGCTCTTGAAGGCGGTGCGTATTTTTTCCGGAATATATATAGGAGTACCGGACCCCCGCGGCGATTTGTATTTGAAAGGCTTCCCATCCTTGTCCAAATGCATTTCCGGGAACTGCCAACGAATGCGGTAGTATTCCTTCATCTCCCCGGCCGCCCTGCGCTTGTTATCCTTCTGGACATAACGGACAGGAAGACCGTCCAGATCATAATATTCTATGATGACATCATCCCCCTTGGCCGTCAGCATTCCCCGCTCATCAATCGTTCCTGGTTTGAAAGTACGGCACTGGAACACGGATTTCGTATCATCGGTCTTGTACACACTGGCGGTCACATCCTCGAAAGTCAGTCCCGAGGCGGCCAGCATTCGGGCGCAATAAGAACCCGTATCCAGCCCTTTGGCAGCCTTGCTTCCCTTCTTCATCTTCTGGACCGGTTTCCCAGCCGGTTTGTCCGGATGGGGGTCCAGCAGCACACAGAACTTCTTGGCAAGGTATTCCAACGCATCTGTATAACCGTATCCTTCGATATTCATCAGATACGACACGGCACCCTCTCCGCCAATCTGGCAGGAGAAGCACTTGAACAGATTCTTGCCGGGGCTGACCGTGAATTTCTTCGCGCTTCTGCACTTGGGGCATTCGCAAACATAATCCTTGCCGGATTTTCTCAGTTCCCGGAAATCCTGCACAACGTCAAGCAACCTGCCGTCCGACGCTGATTTTATCCTTGATATTTCGTTTTCATTAAAATACATAACAAATAATTATATAAATAAGCCGCAACTTCATAAGACAACACAAAATTACCGGATTGCAGCAACCCGGAATGGACCGGAAATGATGATGTTCCCGGAACACTTTGCACCTTTCAATTCATTGACATCTTGTCTCGGTTCACTGTTTTAGTCCTTTCGTACTCCAGCAGAGCG